GTCCTGATCGGTTACTTTGTCAGCGTTCTTGCAAACATCCTAATTCTGCCGCTGTTTGGCTATGACGTAACGGTGGCCGATAGCTTTGTTATTGGCCTGGCGTTTACTGCGGTTAGCTTGGTGCGTTCATACGCGCTGCGGAGGTGGTTTAATTGGCTCGGGAAATGACACGCGGCGAAAAAGTTTGTCAATTTATTGAGGCTTTTTGCCCGGTGCCGGAGGGCAAGCTGGTCGGCCAGCCGATCAAGTTAATGCCGTTTCAGCGCAATTTTATTTTAAAGGTTTACGACAACCCAAAAGGAACAAGCCGAGGCTATTTATCCATCGGGAGGAAAAACGGAAAGTCGGCGCTGATCGCCGCGATATTGCTTGCGCATTTAGTTGGACCGGAATCCAAGCAGAATAGCCAAATAGTAAGCGGCGCGCGTAGCAGGAAACAAGCAGGAATTATTTTTAAACTTGCTGAAAAAATGATCCGGCTATCACCGAGGCTTGTCGGAATTATCAAAATTGTTCCAAGCGAAAAAAAACTGATCGGCCTGCCGATGAATGTCGAATATGAGGCATCAAGTGCCGAGGCTGGAACGGCGCACGGGTTCTCACCCGTTTTGGCTATTTTGGACGAAGTTGGCCAGGTGCGCGGCCCAACCGATAATTTTGTCGAGGCGATAGAAACATCGCAGGGCGCGCATGACGACCCGCTGTTGCTGGCGATTAGCACGCAGGCGGCAACCGATGGCGATTTGTTCAGCATATGGCTAGACGATGCCAAGAACGCCAAAGATCCGCGCATTGTGAGCCACGTTTACACTGCGCCCGAGGATTGCGAGGTTATGGACCGCAAGGCATGGAAAGCGGCCAACCCTGCGCTTGGTAAGTTTCGCGCCCTAAAGGATCTGCAAGATTTCGCAAAGCAGGCGGATCGGCTGCCAGCCAAAGAGAATAGCTTTCGATGGCTATACCTAAACCAGCGGATCGAGGCGACCAGCCCATTCCTAAACCGTGGGGAATGGGAAGCGAACAAGGGCGCCGCGCTTATCGAAGGCGGCATGACGTGTTTCGCCGGCCTAGACCTTTCGTCCAGCCGCGACTTGACCGCTTTCGTAATGGTTTTTCCGGTGGGCGATGAATACCACGTTTTGCCGCAGTTCTTCATGCCGGCCGATGGCATACGCGACCGGGCGCAAGAGGACAAAGTGCCATATGACGTTTGGGCAAAGCAGGGTTTCATTACGCTGATCGATGGCCCGGTCATTGTGCCCGCTGTTGTCGCGCAGCATGTGGCCGAGGCGTCAAGCGATTTTGACATGCAACTGATGGCCTATGACCGTTGGCGAATAAATGATTTCACGCGCGAGTTGGACGCGATTGGCGTGCAGCTTCCTATGCAGTCATTTGGTCAAGGATATAAGGATATGGCACCGGCAGTTGATAAGCTGGAACAGTTGGTCCTTGGCCACAAACTGCGGCACGGTAACAATCCGGTTTTGAATATGTGCGCGGCAAATGCGGTTGCAGAGCGAGATCCGGCAGGCAATCGGAAGCTAAATAAAGCCAAGTCAGTCGGCAGGATCGATGGCTTGGTCGCTCTGGCGATGGCACTTGGCGTCGAGGCAATGGGCGAGGGCGCAGCGGCATCATCGCCTTGGGATGATCCAGACTTTACGATTGCCTCTTGATAGGTTATATTAGGACAAACCATGCGCGTGGAATTTTGAAAATGGGCTTACTTGATCTTTTCCGAAAGCCGGAAAGCAGAAACCTTGAAAATCCCAGCTCACCTGTGTCTGCGGAGGATTTTCTGCAAGTTATGGGCTGGGGAGAGATGTCGGCCTCTGCTGGCGTTACGGTAAACACTGACACCGCCCTTGGCGTCCCGGCGGTTTGGGCTGCGGTCAACTTTCTCAGCGGAACACTGGCAGGACTGCCGCTTCATGTATATCGCAAGACCAGCAAAGGCCGGGTCAAGGCTTCTGGACCGCTTGAGGGTATTTTGCATGACGCCATAAATGACAGCATGTCATCTTTTGAGTGGCGCAAATATATGTTTGACCAAGTTTTCACTGGTGGTCGCTGTGTGACTTACATTGAGCGGTCCAGCAATGGCGCTGTGAAGAACCTCTGGCCTCTTGATCCCAAATACACGCGGGTTGAGCATCGCACAGAGGGCAAGCGTCAGATCAAGGTTTATCTGTGCAAGGGCATCACCTACGCCGCCAATGAGGTGATTGACGTTCCGTTTATGCTGAAATCAAACGGCTTGGACGTTCGTGGTCCGATCTCCACCAACCGAGATGCGATTGGCATGGCTATCGCGGCCAGCAGATATGGCGCAAAAGCGTTCCAATCTGGCGGCATCCCGCCTGTTGTCTTGCAGGGTCCGTTCCAGAGCGGCACATCGGCAGCCCGCGCGTCTGAGGATGTGGCCAAGACAACGGTTAAGCTGGCGCGCGAAGGCCGTCCAGTTATGGCTTTACCGATGGGCCATGAAATGAAGCAAATTGGCTTCAACCCAGAGCAAATGCAGTTGATTGAGTTGCAGCGTTTTAGCATTGAGCAGATCGCACGCATTTACAGCCTGCCTCCGGTGTTCTTGCAGGATCTCACTCACGGAACATTCAGCAACACCGAACAGCAGGATTTGCAATTTGTTAAACACACGCTGAAGCGCTGGATTGAGCAGGTTGAGCAAGAAATGAACCTCAAGCTGTTCCCGCGCGGCTCTAAGCAATACGTCGAGTTTAATGTTGACGGGCTGTTGCGCGGTGACTTCAAAACACGCATGGAGGCTCACGCCACAACCATCCAGAACGCTATCCGCACTCCGAATGAGGTTCGCACGATTGAGAATATGTCTGCGCTCTCCGGCGGCGATGACCTGATGATACAGGGCGCGACCGTTCCGATCCAGTCGCAAGGCGAACTGACAGAGGCGGAACGCAGTCTTATCGAATTAAACGAAGCCACAAGTCGCGCGTTAAATGGGCAGCCTTGATCCCAAAACTTTGATTTTAATCCGCGACGCAGAACAGCGCTTGCGGGCTGAAGTCGACGCAGTTTCTAAGCTACCCGGCCCCAAAGGCGAAAAGGGCGACGCGATCAAGGGCGACCGTGGCGAACCCGGTCCGCGTGGCGAAAAGGGCGACGCAGGCAAAGGCATTCGCGGGCTACCGGGCGCAAAGGGCGAACGTGGCGACCCTGGGCCAAAAGGCGACTCGATTAAGGGCGAACGGGGCGAACCCGGCCCGCGTGGGGCGCTTGGGCGATCTATCCAAGGTCCGCCGGGGCCAGCGGGGCCGAGCGGACCTAAAGGCGACATGCCGCGCCACAGATGGAAAGACACCAGCCTGCAATTTGAGCACCCCAACGGCAAATGGGGGATGCTGGTTGATCTTAAAGGCGAAAAAGGAACGCCCGGTCAAATCGTGCAGCGTTTCGTTGGCGGCGGTGGCGGTGGCGGTGGGTCTGCTGCACAGCTTAAAAATCCGGTTTTCACATATGCGGCAGGGGTGCTTGCTTTGATCGCATACGACAACGGATCAAAGGTCTTGGCATATAACGGCGACGGCACATTAAATACGCTTGCCACAACGATTAGCGGTATAACGACAACTAAAACGATGGCATACAACGCAGACGGCACTTTAGCGTCAATCTCGGAAACATAGGAAAAAAGCTATGACTAACGAAAGGGGGGTAGCCTAATGAGCTTTACTATTAACGGAACAACACTGGAGCAAACAGCTAGTCCCGCAACCCTTTCTGATTTGGTTGGGATGACCAATGTTGTATCTACCGCGAACAACACAATAGTAGATACATCGGCTTACACTGATGTGAAAATAACGGGAGACTTCCTTCTTGAAGGAACGCTTATAGTTAATAAGTTTACGATTGCTAACGCGGCTTGCAATGTTTATGTGGGAACAAATGCGGCAGGAGATACCTTAAAACCGGGGTATCTTGCAGTTGTTGATAGTTCAAGCATAGCAATCTCCCCTCGCAATTTAAATTTTGATTTTGTTTTTAAAAACTCAACGCTGGATTTTGTAAGAGGGGGGCGTGGCGGTTACTACGATGGCGGGTATTTATACGATTTGGATGGTTGTGTTGTTGTTGGTAACGGGGCTGGCGCAATAGGCATTATCGCGGGCAGTGTTTTAAAAAATACAACATATATTAATATGAATGACCTTAGCTTTTTCGGAAGCCCTGCCGACACCACGGGCTTTGTTATTGACGGTAGTACAAACTGGGGCGCTTTTATTGACTCCTTTAGTGGTGTTGTTGAGCTATTAAAATTCTCAAGCCCGCGTTATGTCGTGCAGAGACGGGGTAAGTTTGCGCTGACTGACTGCAAGATAGCAGAGTTTATTGCTTGTAGGCATCAGCCTGTCATTAATCAAACATTTTTTACGTTTTTAAGAACTATAAAGACAGCTGGGATAGGTGCCAACGCTAACGCAAGCACAACCCGGTACGTCTATGACGCAGGAGGGTCAGTGCTCTCGCAAGCCCCGCTTAGTGCTAATGGTGAACTAAGCGAGGCAATCCAATGGGGAAAAGTTCATGCCTATGATTTAGGGGCATCCTCAAACATGAACAGTCTCGCCAGAAAAATGACCCCTGCCATGATTAACACCAACACTGGCACTTACCAACACATGACAGGCGAGTATAAATTGCCTTTGTCAGTATCTCACGTTAGTTATCTTGGCGAGTTATTAACCTCAAATAACATTAATTTTGATGTTTCTTCTGATGAAATACTCACAGACTTTACACTCGCGCCTAACCTGCTTGACGACCCAAATATCACTGAGCTTAACAAGGCCGTTACTGACGCATACACCTCGCTCGGTACCCCTCAAAAACTCTACGATAGAGGAAAGTCTCACTTAGTTGACAACTATGCGGGTGAACTATCAACACTGGTAACTCGTTCAGGTAATCTAATAGACGCAGGTGCCTATAACGTCACTATTGACGCGACGGCCCCTAGTGTTTTTTCCGTATCTGGTAATGCCATAACTATTAAAGCATCAACCTTTACTGGTGATATGACTACGACAGGTGTAATTACTTTATCCAATGGTGCAATATTCTCAGGAACTAGAACAGATGCTAACGGCACAGTTTCGCCGCCCCGCATCATATCTGTGACGGGTATTGTTGCCGGGTCTCGTTTGCGGATTTACAACAGCACAACATCAACCGAAGTTTATAACGCAATCGTTTCTGGCACGAGCTACACCGCCAGCTATGCCGAGGGCACAGGCTATTCACAAAACGATGTGCTGGAAGTTCGCGTTGCGGAAATATCAAAACTTGAGTTTTCCTCCACTGTGGCCGCATCGGCAACAGGCTGGTCATTGCTTGTTACGCAAGAGGCAAACGCCACATATGCAAGCTATGGCGTTGATGGATCAACTGTCGCAGGCATTACTTGGGATGGCGGAAATATGGAGTTCGACTTCAACGATGCTGACAACCAAGTTGCAGGCGGCGACATTGCGGCTTGGTATTTTTATTTTATCACAACGGCAACGGGTATTGCAGAGGCGTTTGGCGCGATAAGTTGGCCGCAGACC